TCCAAGGCCACCACTCTGTTTTATTTAAAGCATTTTTTACATAATCTGACTGTTCATCAATGGTTTTATCCCAATCCAAGAAGTGATCAGGGTGCGCGTTGATGCTGACTTCGTGCATGTGGCCTTTAAGATTCCGGCCAAATTTATCTGTCAATTTCCCATATGCATTAAGTGCAGATTCAGAAACAGACCCGTCCGCATTTTGACCATTCAAAGCCTCTGATATATGCCCAACAACTTCTTTATCATCCGCATGTGGGGACAGCATTGGAAAAAATTTCATAAAATACTGTATATTTTGGGGCGTCCTTCTTTCAGGATTAAGTCCTGACATTTTACTAATAAGGTCATTTATTGATGTTGTAGGGTTTCTTTTTTGAGCAAGAGCATCCCTATACCCTTGCGCCACAGGCTCCGCTTCAGCAAAATAATGCCCATGCCCGTAAGCCTGTGCGCCCTCGCCAGTGCCGATCTTCTCGTCAAGGAAGCCTTCCTCACCCACAGAGTGAGGACCACCTTGGTACGCGGTGATGCCGCCGCCGTTATCAAAAGATTTCTTGCCAAGTATTGTGTCTCTATGGCCGCCAAACAAAACTTCGGGGTTATGCATAATTTTTTCACCGCGGTCTTCGCCATAATCAGCACGATCTGACCCTAAAACATAAGTGTACGAACCATGATAACCCTGTAATTTTTCGGTTAACCCATGATTGATACGAGATAATTTATCACGAACATCAGTTGCTGAAACACCGTTTAATTTTTTGTTTGACGGCTTTCCATCGTTCCAAACGCTAGAATTTTTAAGTGGCCCTTTTATTGGTTTTTCAACAGTTCTTAAACCAACATGGTCATAGTTTTGTAATGCCTCTTTAATGGCATCTTCATAAGCATTTGATTCGTTATTGGTGATGCCGCCGCCGTTGTCTTTGTGGGGTATGTATTTTTGTTTTATATACCTAACAGCCTTGTCTTCGTTTGAGCCACTGCCGTCCATTAATTCATCATGCTCACCTTGAAGTGTGCGTTTAATTTGGTCTCGGAATCCTTCTAAATAACGCACTGTTTCATGCCACGGCAAATGCGCGGCAACAATTTCTGATGGTTTAACGTCTCCCAAAACAAATGGCGGGTGTGTCCATCTTTCTTTAGGAATTGAAAATTCAATAGTAGGAACTTTCCCAGGCTTTCCATAAAAACCTTTTTCATCCGCATAAATAGCTTTTGGTCCCTCTATACCTTTGGCATTTTCAAAAGTTATTCCATTCTTTAAAATACTTGGAATATTACTCGCAGCCGTTTGATGATACAGCCTTACATTGCCTTCTGGTATTGGGCTTTCACCTGGGGGAGGAGGCACATCTGTATTTGGATCCATCACTCTGCCGCCATCTTCTTTGTGGGGTATGGGTTCTATCTGGTCTTGTATGGCGTCAACAATATGCTTTGGTGCCGAACCTTCCCGCCAATCAGTATTCACTGACCCGTCTGGGTCAACCCAGAAGAACCCCGCGTCACCTTGTTTCATAGCATCTTGAGACTGAGAAGAAACATAATACGAATGATGAAAATCGGCGGCTTTAGCCCGTTTGTATGGATGCACTTCACGAATAAACCCATCATTGGCGTCAAACACGCCAGACCAGAATGGTTTACCTTTGTGAATTGCTGTATCCATCACAGTCTCCCCGTGAACATAGGTTGGCCAACCTTGCCCGTATCAATGTGGAAGCCAGATATTGCACGAACCGGATGGATAAATCCACCACGGGCTTCGTTCATTCTTGGTTTTGACGGGTCAAACGTGCCTTGATTGCCCGATGCAGACTTTATCTGCTCCGGATCAAAAGCAATGTAGCTGTCTTGCGCCTCGGGATAAATCTTTTTAAATGCATCGTCGCCAAGGTGGCTTAGATTTTCCGGACTTGGTCGTTTGCCTAAATCATTCAAACCTTCGCGACGGTTTAAGTAAACAATGCCGTCGTGGCCGTGTTCTTTTAAAGCGTTTTGAAGTGCCTCTTGTGGTTCAGAGTTTTCTAAATATTTAAAACTTTTTTCTATTATTTCTTTAGGCAATTGATACATAGCACGCCGAGGAGAAAACGAACCGTTGTCTTGCAAACGAATTGGATTCTTGATGTTTAGGTGAACGGGGTAAATGTGCCCACGTTGTTCCGGTTCAGATCCGGTAAAATCACCCGCTTGTTCTTTTGACCCAAAATGACTGCCCATTTCACTGGATTTGGTATCAAACGTTTCAAAATCTCGCGTTGGACCGTAAACGTCATTAGAGTCTGTTTCGTCAAGGTATGCATCGGACATAGGTGACAAAGGTTTTCGATATTGGCCGCGAGTGCCATGATAAAACACCTTCGGAGACCCGTCAGGATTTTTTAAAGATGGGTGCGCGTCTTTGTGAAACTCAGCCAAGCTCTCCCCACGGCGTGGATCGTCGTGAGGAATGTAGTTTTCCTGATGCTTGGCGAGCTTTTCGTGTAATGTAGGTTCGACTTCGCCGCCATTGGCAAGGCCAGACGCTTTAGCTTGTGCAACATCAGCGGGATTGAGCCCAAAATGTTGTATTTCGTCAGGAGATAAACCTTTTATCGCAGAAAGTGTTCGTGTGAACCTGTCGGAAGGACGTGGTGCATTATCTGCTCGAACTGCCCCTCGATTTCCGCTGGCGTCACTGAGGCTATGTCCCCATTGTGATCCTTCAAGAGCCGCCCCAACGCCCTGTTCAGGAGATTCTGCTGCGGCTCTGACATCTTCAGAACCGTATCGCGGCCCAAAACCTTCACCGCCTTGTGCGATAAACTTGCGTACTGCATTTTGTCTATCATCATTTGATCCTTTCCATTTCATTATGGCAAGAGATGGTAGGCCGTGACGTTTTTCGTCCCACCCAGTCTTTGACCACTCATGTTTCATATCATTAAATTGTTGTGGTGTCACGTATTTTGGATCAAAAGGCACACGGCCAAGTTCTTCAAACCCAAAGTGAGAATAGAAATTTGGCAAAAATCCTTTGGGATGCTTGTCGGTTGGCACCGCATAGGCGTCAAGCGCAGTTGCGCCATGTTGCAAAGCCTTCAAAACGACCGGAGCCCCGCCAATTCCTTTGGCACCAGGCTCGTTATTCACCACGCTTGTTAATGCGGTTTCGTTGTCGGTTAGGTCTGGGTGATTAAAACCATACTCGTCGGAATAATTGGTGCCTTTTTTAAGTCCAAAGTAAACTTCACCGTCTTTGAGTTTGTATCCGGTGAATTTACCGTCTTTTTTCATTGCATTGATTTCATCTGGTTCATACTGGCTCAACGTCGAGGATGAATCAGAGCTTTTAAGGGCTTTAGACAATTGCGCGGCACCAAGGCCACCTTCAGTAACCTTTGTATCGGTGTCGTGCCACTGATCGTTGAACGCATTCAATGCAAGTTGCGCCGCTTTAGCAGATTGAATGTCTTGCGGACGATGCGGGAGCCGATCAGCGACATCTTGCGAGATAGTAACCGTTGGCATGGCAAGATCAAAGGCACGGCGAATGTTGGGGGCTCGACCTTTTTCCGTAACCTTATTTGGATCTTGTTGCGCAAACCAATCATGGAATAGCACTTCAGGCGCGACTGGATGCCGGAATTTGCCAACAATCCGGCCTTTTATGCCGTATTGATAGCTAGGATGCTCTGGAAGACCCGCAGATTTTAAATGGACAAGTTGTTCGTCCTCGGATCCTTTTGGGATCTCCATGACAAACATGCCGTATCTGCTCGGGACACCCGCAAAATTTGGATCAAGCGTTGCGCGTGTAATCTTGTCAATGTTTGGAGCACCAAGGTTCTGCGCTTCTGTGCTTTCAAGAACGCGAGCAACGCGCAAACGAGCTTCAAAACTTAACTTACGCAAAAAGTTTTCAGCGTTTTTGTGCCCGAACCCAGGGAAGTTTTTAAGGGATTGCAATTCTTTTTGTTCTGTTGGACGACGCACCATGTCGTCAATCTGCTGAACCGCTTCAGGGTTGAACCGATTGTCATCCACGTACTGCTTCATTGTCTTCATCAATGAATTAGCAAACGACGCATTTGACTGATGACTTGTTTGTTCCATTGCGTGGACAATTACATAGTCCGCGTCTTTACGGATCTTTGAGGAGCCGCGGCCTTTGCCTTCAACAGCCCACGCCAACCCATGCTTCCGGCTTTCAGGTAGCAACGGATAGCCTGGTCCACCAAACATACCTTCTGGTTTTTTTAATTTAGAACTATCAATACCAGTGTACGGATCACCCGCTTTTGTTAAATCAGCAAAAAGTGGGAATACTTTTTTCCCAACCAAGTCTTGAGGATTGATGTCTGGGATATCATTCCAATTGAACGGCACGCTTTTTTTGCGGCCACCCTTTGCGTATCCACTGACAGGCTTAACTGACTTAGCTAACCCCAACACTCCGCCGCCATCCGCTTTGACAATGACGTGTTGATAAACGGGGTGCTCTTTCTGCTCTCTCCTTTTCACCAAGATGGATCCAACTTGTGGTCCGAGGTCAATATTGCCTCGAGTTGTCGGGCGGAGCCTTGGCTCGGAAGGCGAGTTTTCATACCGCGCCAGATCGACGCCCTTGGGAAAATGAGCGTTCAATGCATAGTAATGCTTGCCACGGTGCTCTACAGAGACAATTGTGTTGGTGTTCTCGTGGCCTTCAGGGGCATCTTGCCACCGCCATCCCGCCTTTTGCTTAAACAGGTTGGTCTTGGCAATCGCGTTGCCCTTGCCGGACGTGCCCGTCTCATCCACTGCATCCCTCGAAGCTGTGAAATAAGGCTTCCCGCCACTGCCAATACCAATCGAAGCCGCCGCGGATTTGTGGCCAGTCATGTCTTGCTTGTCGGGCATCGATAGATACTGCCCACCCGCCGGACGATCATCCTCGGGGAACATGCGTTGCGGCTTAGGAAACACCGACATCGGATTCTGGATGTCGGGAGTCACGTCGCCGCCGTCAGAACGAACCTGACGAGGAACGTTTGGCATGAACTTCGAGGACGGGAGCTCCTGTCCACCAGCTCTTTCCTTCGCCATCTTTGCGCGGCGCAATTCGAGCTCGCCACCTTCCGACAGCCTTACTCGAGCGACGGGCTTAACACTCTTGGCAAGTCGGATGGCGTCATTCATTGCGGTTGCTTTCCTGTGATGGCCGGAATCACACTGCCGAGAAGCCGGATAACTTCGTCCTCGCTCTCAGGATGAACCGCGAGGTTCTGCGCCAGATCAATCATCTGGATCCGTTCTTTGGCAAGCATCTCTTGCTCTTCAACGGCACTGTCGCGCTCATCCTTCTGAATATTGGCCTGAAGCGAAGCCGCTTTCAGCTTGGTGTCCATCACCTTGGCGTCGGCCATCTGCTTCTTGATCTGAATATCCGCGGCGTCCTTTTCAGTCGGCCCTTGCTGTTCGCCACCCGCAAGCCCTTCTTGCTGTGCCTTGGCCATGTCGATCTGAAGCCGCCCCTGATCCAACGCGATGCGAGCCTGAGCCTCGCCTTGCTTCGTGTCGGCGTCTTGCTTCTTGATCTGCATTTCGGCCATTTCCTTCTGCATTTCAGGAGGAGGAGAACCTTGCGCCTCTGGCGGGATCATGAACTGCTCAGGGTTGGACCAACCCACCGCCTTCAACGCCGCGGTGTCGATCGCAATCGGATCGTACAGCGTCGGGTTCGATGCCTGAATTTGCTTCAACGCCATGATCTTCATGAGCCGTTGCGTCTGGCTTGCGGTGTTAGGGTCAGCTTGCGGGACGAGATCAACTTGGTTCACACCACGTAAGAAGGTTTCCTGATCCCATGCACGCGCAGGCTTGCGGTTCTTTTGCCAGAAACTCTCAGGGTTTTCCTTAAAGCACTGGACGAGGAGCGCGAACTCTTCGGCCTGAGAGGCGTGCATCCGCTTATGCACCGCGTTCAGAACCTTGGTGGCCTGATCGATCAGTGCGATCGTCGTGCCCACGGGAGCGTCCGCCCGACCTTCACCCACGGCGGTTTCGGCTGTGCCGCCAATGCGCATGCCTGTTTGAGCCATGTTCTCGATGAGGGCCATTAATGTTTGAGATGGTTCCTTGTAAGGCAACGGCATCACGGCCTGATTGATCGGCATGCCGCCCGTTTTGACCAGAGCCCCACCGCCTGGCGGAACGCGGAAGATGTTGGTGTTCTGGCGTGCGCCAGTGTCGGCATACAGGAAGCCTGGGAAGTTGGCATACATTCCCGCATCCAACAGTTCTCTTTGCGCGGCAGTGATCGCGTTTGTCGTGTTGCCCAAGATGTGGAGCAAACCGATGTCATAGAACCCCATGCCAGGCACGAAGGTGTACTTCACGAAGTTCTGCCGAGCTTCGGGAAGTTCCTCGGTATCCTCGTCATAGTTGCGCACGATCGAGAGGATCTCATGCGACGATACATCGATCGTCACCCGATATGGAATCTCGAGGCCAGTCTCTTTGCCCTTGTGCTTGTGCTCGAAGCCGTTGACGTCCAGTTCGCAATAGCACTCGTAGATCTCGCGATCCCGATCGTCAGGGTTTGACTGCCCCGCGCTGATGCCCTGTTGCGCCTTCTTCTCGCGCTGTGTTGCATCGAGATCAATTTGCTTAGGGGTGGAGAGATCCAAGTCCTTATACGCACCAATGATCTGCATGCGCTTCACCACCGATGGCCGCATCATTATGCGATGCGTAACGCGCTTGGCGTTGCTCAGATCGGTGGCCGAGTTGTTAACGATCATGTCGTCGGCGTCAACTGATTCGGAGACAGGACGGCCCCTGAGTGGACAGAAATAGACTTTCTTGAACGCCGTGCCGCCAAAGCCCAACATGAGGAGCATGCGGTCGGTGTCAGGATAGTACTCTCTGGCTGTGGAGGTAAGGTAGTGGTTGAGGTCTTTCTCGAGATCGTTGGCGAGCGTATCACTATCAAGGGTGGCATTGTTGTTGTCCTCCCGCACCTTGACGGGCCCGTCGGTGGGCAACAACTCGGAGCGTGCATTGGCTTGGAACCGGAGCACCGCCTCGAGCAACAGGGGATGCCGCACCTTGCTCATGCCCTCGACCGGAGCACCGTCTGCCGCACCCGAGATGCCAGGCAACTCGATCCGGAGCCCGAGGAGCTTGA